AGTCGGGCTCCACCGGTTGAACGGCTGAGGCTGTGCGTCGAAGGCGGGCTCTGGCGCGATCAGGAAGCGTGGCCCACTGACGACAGCGCGGGCCGCTGGTGGCTGCTGGCGGCGATGATTCCACTCCTTGTAAGGCGGGATCGTGCCCATCAGCTCGGTCGGGGTGACCTTGAGCAGCTCGGCGAGTATCTCTAGCTCGGTCGCGCGCCATTCCGTGCGCCCGCTGAGCCGGTGACCCACGCTTACGCGCCCGATGTGCAGGGCTGCCGCCAGGTCGGTGTTGTTGAGCTGGAGTCGGTGCATCAGTACGACGACGTTCTCGTTGATCTGACGACTTGTGGGAGTCATGCATCCATTCTGCCCACGGTTGCGCGCAAGGAAACTTTCCTCCGATCACGTGCACCGCGACGGATCATCTGCTTAGATGTGTTTCACGTGAAACAACGCTAGCGATTGGTGGTCAGTGATGTTGGTGCTGCTGGGTGAGTTCCGGGGCGTGCGCTCCGAGCTGGTGAGGCGCAAGGACGGCTCGGTCGTCAAGCGCAAGGACGGTACGGACTGGGAGCGGCGTGAGGCGCGGCTCCTGACGGGCCGTGACGGTGACTACGTCCAGTCGGTCGAGCTGCTCGGGGATAGCCTGACCGATGAGTCGTTCCCCGCCGCGGGCACGATGGTCGCGCTGGAGGTGTCGATCGAGACCCGCGCGGTGGGGGAGCGGGTCTACCGCACCTTCAAGGCGTGGAAGCGGGTGCCGGAGGTCGAGGCGATCCTCCCCCAGCCGGCCGGCGCCTGACATGGCGACGGCGACGGCGACCCGAGCGAGGGTCTTCAAGGTCCGCGGCGCGCTGAAGGTCGAGGCGACCGACTCGCTCGGCACCCCGGTTGTGGTCATCTCGGACGGCTGCGAGTCCGTCGTGATCCCCGCGGTGGCCGTGGTCGACCTGATCGCGCAGCTTCGACGCGCGGCCGTCCATCACGACGTGACGCTGGTGCATCCCGGTGTCGGCGTCGGTGCGTAAGGCTGTCGTCCGGTGGGTGTGCGCGATCTTCTCGGCGCTGGCCGTGCTGCTGCTGCCGTCCTCCGCTTGGGGGGCCGTTACCGGCTCGCACTCTGGGTCGGCTCGCTGGTCACTGTCGTCGGCTTCGTCCTCGCTACGGCTGGACGATCCCACGCCGCCGGTCCCGGACGCGAGTATGTCGCCCCCGGTGGGCCTGTCGGAGGCCCCGTCGTCGGAGCCGACCTTGCTGCCCGACTCGACGGCTTCGGAGACCGCTTCGGCGGACTCGTCGCCCTCGCCCTTGTCGTCGTCGGCCTCGCTGTCTCCGTTGCCTGCTTCGTCGTCTACTTCGGCGCTCGCGGTCGAGGACGGCACGCCGGTGACGGTGCAGCTCGACGCGGACACGTGGGCGCTGCTGGTGGGCCTGCTGGCGGCGGCGGGGTTCGTCACGGCGCTGCTCGGTGCGCTCCTGGTCGTCCAGATCGGCCGCGGGGGCTGATCTGAGATGGACAACTTCTGGCTTCTGTTGGTGTCGGCCCTGTGCTGGGTGCGCTGCTGGCAGATGTTCGCCGCGATGGTCGGCAGGTGATGGCGAGATGACTCCGGTGGAGTGGATCGTCTCCATGCTGGCTGGCGGTGTCGCTTTCGGGCTGCTCGCGGCCCTCACGCAGGGAAGGGGGTGAACAGAGCATGAGCACTCCCGCCACCGCGGTTTCGACGATCACGACCGGCGTGGACGGCCTGCAGGACAACCTCCTGCAGATCGCTGGCGTCGGTATCGGCATCGGCGCGGCCGTCCTCGCGGTCCGCAAGGGCTGGTCCCTGGTCCGGAAGTTCTTCTGACCAGCGCCGGGCGCTTGGTGTGGTGACGCGTCGCGGCCACGCATGTACGGCCCTCCCCCCGGTTCATGGGGACCAGGGGGAGGGCCGTCAACAGTTCTTGACCGATCGGGCAGTGTTCGAAGGGAAACCGTCATGCAGCTCCTGGCCGCGCTCTACGGTGCTCTTCGTGCGTTTCCGCGATGGGTTCAGGTTCGGTCTCGGGTTCTTTACGGCATGGGTGGTGGTGGCTGTGGTCGCCGCTGCACTGTGGTTCGCCTGCCTGCTGTTCCTCGGCCTGGGCGTGAGGTACGACCTCGGGTAGCACGACGGGTCACTGCGGCTGGTCTGCTGGCCGCGCTGCTGGTGCCGCTGCTGATGTTCATGGGTGCGCCGGCGCAAGCCGCGGTCGTGTATGGCGACGTCGCGCAGGCCTCTTTCTCCACGGGCTCGCAGTGGCCGGTTGACGATCGAGTGAGTTGCGCGGTCTCGGGCTACTGGCAGAGCGACCCTGACGCGTCTCCGGCCTCAACGGTCGTCCTGAAGGGGAAGTGCACGACCGGCTACAACATCGCGTCGGCGGACCTGTTCCTTAGCGTCGAGCAGCCCGGTTGTGCGTTCGGCCTCGAAGTGGGGGAGGTCGACGGGGCCGGCGACTGGACGAAGAGCTATAGCCCGAGCTGCACCATGCCGGTCACGGAGCTGTGCTACAAGGTCACGACTAGCAACTGGTCAGACTTCGGGCAGGGCAGCAAGGAACGGGAAGATTGTGTTCCGTGGGCTCTCGGTGCGCCTCCTGCAGCAGCGGCTAACGGCTCGTGCGCGGGGTTCAGTAGCACCGCGCCTCACGTCGTGTCTGCTCAGGCCGAGAAGAACGGGTCGGGGTACACGTTCATGGAGGGGGTCGCCTTCCACGTCGATCAGACGGTGGCCGCTACGTACGGCTGGCTGGTCTACGCGGTTTACGACAGCACGCATGATTACAACCCGGCGAACTCGGCTAACAACCTCCCGGTCCCGAGCGGGCAGCCGGGCGTCGGTTCGATGGCTGAGCGGTTCACGACAACGGTGATCCCGGCCACGGCTGGATCGGCCGACGCCCTGGTCTACGCCTTCGAGGGCGCGCAGGTCGGCCAGGAGGCGTCGGCGGTCAAGCAGCGCAATCTGGTTGGCTTTGGCTTCTACAAGAAGACGTCTTCGGCGTCTACGGTCTCCTACACGTTCGACGCGGGGACAGGGCTGGTGGGGCTGACAGACCCTGCGCGCTGCGCGTTCTACTGGGGCGCCAAGATTGTTGACCGCACCGCAGACTCGCTCGATGAGCCGATGGGGCCGCTGACCGTCCCGAGCGGCGACCCCACGCCCCCCGTCGTGGAGGACCCTGTCCCGCCTGCTGGTGACGGCTCGTGCGACGGTTTCTCGTTCACTGACCCGGCCTCCTGGGCAGGCGCTGGGATCTGCGTGCTCGTCAAGATGGTCGGCGGGCTCATCGACACCGTGGCCGCTCTCCCCGGTAAGATCATGGGCCTGCTCGGCGACCTGCTTGAGTCGCTGTTCGTTCCGGAGGACGGGTTCCTTGACGATCGGATGGAGTCGATCCGCGGCAAGCTTCAGGGGTCGTCCCCGGGCCTGTACGCGTCCTCTGTGACGCAACTGGTCGCCGGGCCCTCGGTCGCGGGATGTAGCGGGGTACCGGTTCACTTTGACCTGGGCCTGGGCGACGACTCCGTTGATGATGTCGATTTCACGCTAGGCGCTGCGTGTGCCGGTGACGAGCTGCACACGGCCGCGGGCATCTGTCGGCTGGTCCTCGCGTGTGGGTTGATCCTGTCGGGCGGGCTGCTCTGCGTTCGGCTCGTTGGTGGGTCGCTGGTCCCTGAGTTGAAGGAGCTCGGGCGTGGCGGGGGTGACACCGCGTGATCTTGCAGGCTGTCCTCGAGCTGGTGTTTGGCCTGATCGATGGTCTGCTTGGGTTGCTGCCGACCGCTCCGCCGCCTGACTGGTTCGCGGACGGTGCTGGGTACTTCGGTCAGATCTGGGCCATGGGTACGGGGCTTGGCGGCTGGGTGCCGTGGGACGTTTTCGGACTCGTTTTGGCGTCGGTTGGGACCTGTCTGGCTATCGCCGTCGTGGTCCGGATCACGCGCATTCTGATTTCGGTCTTCACGGGCGGCGGGGGGTCCGCGGCATGACCCGGGCGACGGCACCGTTGGAGGTGCGCCGGGGCCCCTGTCGGGGCCCCCGGAGGGGGTGGCAGGGTCGGCGCGGCTCCGCGGGGCTGGCGGTCCGGTACTGCTCGGACGGGGGCTTGTTGTGACCGTGCTGTTGGTCGTGATCCCGGCTTTGGTGCTGCTGTCGTGGGTGTTGGCGAAGCGGAAGCGTGCGCGCCTGCTCTCGGGGACCGATGCCGCTCGGCCTGTGTTCTCGGTTGAGCCTCCGCGTCGGCGTATGTCGCCGTTGAAGGGGGAGCGGCTGTGAGCCCGGAGGCCGAGCTGGGCGGCGAGCTGCTGCTCATGGCGTTCGGGTCGGGGTGGTTCATGGGTTACGGCTGGGCGCTGTATCGCGCGGTCGGCTGGGTTGAGCGGATCAGGAAGTGGGCTGCTGGCGTCGAAGAGGCCCAGCGGATCGAAGCAACGGAAGGGGTCAACTGATGTTGACGATTATGGGTGCTGCGCTGGTGGTGCTGCTCGGGCTCGGGGGTGCCTACCTCTACGGCGTGTTCGTCGGCATGAGTGCCACGGCACGCGAACTCGACACCGCCTACAACCGTGGCATTGACGATGCAGCGGTCTACCTGAGGCAGTTCTGAATGTTCCAGAATCCGAAGAAGCGTGCGGAGCGGCGGGGCTGGCCGATCATGGGCTATGTCGGGCCGAACGGGTCGGGCAAGTCGGCGATGATGGTGTGGGACACGTTGCCGTCGTTGGAGGCCGGTCGCCCGGTGTTGGGCACGGTCCGGCTCCTGGACTACGTGAACCCGCGCGAGTGCGACGACGAGCGTTGCGAGGCTGACCCGCTCTCGGGCCACTACATGCGGGCGCTCCCTGAGCCGCACGTGGTGGAAGCCGCGTTCGCGGTCGAGCCGGACCCGCTGCGCCGTGTCGAGCTGATGCGGCAGCTCGGGGAGATTACCGGCGTGCACCGGGCCGCGCACCCGCTGTGGATCGCGCTCACGGACTGGCAACAGGTCCTGGACGCCCGCGGGGTGGATCTCCTGCTGGATGAGGTCACGGGTGCCGCGTCGTCGCGCGAGTCCGCGTCTCTGCCCGCGGCGATCGCCAACCGACTTGTTCAGCTCAGGCGCAATGACGTCGTGGTCCGGTGGAGTGCTCCCGCCTGGGCGAGAGCCGACAAAATTCTGAGGGAATGCTCGCAGGCGGTCACGTACTGCCAGGGCCGGATGCCGAAGCGATCGACTGAGCCCGGTGCGTCCCGCATGTGGCGCCAGCGCCGGCTGTTCGTCGCCAAGACCTACGACGCCAATGACTTCGAGGACTTCACCGCCGGCAAGCGCGAGGAACTGCCCGCGATGACCCGCGACCTGCACTGGGGTCCGGGGTCGCCGGCGTTCGGCGCCTACGACACGATGGACAGCGTGCTCACGGTCGGGACGGTGACTGAGACGGGCACGTGCTACCGGTGCGGTGGTGGCAGGACCCGGCCGTCGTGCAAGTGCCCGGACTACACCGCGACCAAGCCGGAGCGACCGGCGCGGCGGCGTGCCTCCGCGTCTCCGGAGCTGCTAGAAATCGCCGGTGTGCACGGCAAGCGTCGCGGGGGAGTGACCGAGTGACGGTGCTCGACCAGATCGCGTCAAGCGACGTTGACGCGCGTGCGGCGGAGCTCCTGGCCGGCGTCGGCCGCGGGTTCGCCTCGGTGGAGATGGTGTCGGCCGCTGCCGCGCTGTTCGAGCGGTGGGCCATCCCGGATCGACTCCTGACGGTGGCTCCGCCTGAGTACCTGGTCGCGGGGGAGTTGTCACACTCCGCCCGCATGGCCGAGCGGCTCGGGTTCAAGGTCCGTCGTCGGGATCGGGAGATGGTCGAGGGGCCCCGGGCCAGGGTTGTCGTCTCGCCGGGGTCGTTCGCGGTCCGTCGTACCGATCCGGTCAAGCGGGACCGTGCTGTGGCTCGTGCGCTGGAGGGGGCGCGCAAGCGGGCTCAGATGGTCGAGCAGCTGCGCCAGGGCGGCGCGTGCGTCCTCGAGGAAGAGCATCCCGTCTGGCATCCGGACTGCGCCTGTGGCGTGCCGTGGTGCGAGCCGGTCGGCGTCTCGCGGCTGCACTCCTGGTCGCCGCGCTCGCGCGCCCGGATGACCGAGCGGCTCAAGGAACTCGACTACGCGCCGCTGTTCGCCGACCGCGGCCGGCCCGCGATGGTCACGTTGACCTACCCGGGCGACTGGCGTGCTGTCGCCCCGGCCGCCTCGATCGCTCACCGCCATGTGCGCCTGCTGCAGAAGCGATGGGCCCGTCGCTGGGGGTCCAGGCTCGTCGGGGTGTGGAAGCGGGAGTTTCAGGACCGGGGCGCACCGCACTACCACATCCTGACCACTCCGCCGGCCGATCCGGGGCTCCGTGACTGGCTCTCGACCACGTGGGCCGAGATCGTCGGCGCTGACTGGTGCGGCGACTGGTGCTGGCAGCGCCCGTTCATCGGACCACGGCCTCGCAAGGGCGGACCACGTACCGGCGCGTGCTGCGAGTACGGCCGACACGTCGTCGGCGGGACCGGCGTCGACTACCACGAAGGCGCGCGGGCTCTCGACCCGGTGCGCCTGGCCGTCTACTTCACCAAGCACGGTTCGTTCACGGCGAAGGAGTACCAGAATGCCGCCCCGCGGGAGTGGGTCCACGACGCAACATGCGTTGACGCTGACTGCTCCGGCTGCTCCGGGGAGGGCGTGGGCCGGTTCTGGGGGACTTGGGGCCTGGACCGCGCGATCGCGGCCGTCGAGGTCGCTGACGACGTGGCGGAGGCTGCACGCCGCATCGCCCGCCGCCACTCCCGGTCCGGGCGCTACTACGTCGCTGCGCCGGTCTGGCGAAAGCGGTACTCCGAGAAGCTCGACACCTCGACGGGGGAGCTGGTCACGTCCTGGCGCTGGACCAAGCGCACATCGCTGCGGGCGGTCTATCACCTGCGCGGCTCGGCCGGCTTCGTCTCAGCCAATGACGGGCCCGCGTTTGCCGCTCAGGTCGCTAGGGGAGTGGCTCGGCAGGTGTTCCTCTCGCAGGTCACGGCCGTCTTCGCGCTGCCTTCCGGGCGGACTCGCGTGGCGACTTCGGGTGGTCGGCCGATCGGTTTCCTGCCGTAGGTCGGCGTCGGCCTGGTCGTTGACCAGGTGGTGAATCCCTCCTCGAGGGGCGATCGCCGCACGCCGCCGGCGTTTCCGCAGGTCAGGCGGTGCTGTGGCGCGGCCGGCAGAGGCGAAGCTGAGTGCGCAAGCGCGCCGTGGTGTTCGGAAGTTGCGTCCGAACACGTGCGGATGTGAGGTCCGTACGAGAGTCCGCGCTCGCGTAGCGTGTGCGCCTGCGCGCGGAGCGCGTGCCCCGTGTCGCCCAGGTCGGGATGCACCCGGCGTTGCGCGCGGCGATCCGGCCTGGCGGGAGAGTTCCGGGCCGCCGCCGCGTCGCTGCGCCTTTCACCCGGACCCGGAGGCTTGCCGCCGGCGGGTCTGGAAGCCCGCAGCGCGAACCCGTGCGGCCCGCCAGTACGGGCTTGTCATCTGTGCCACAACTGGCCGCTGGCTAACTAGGTGACTTGCTCGGTTCGCCTGCGCGAAGGTAAAGCGCCGTCGAGACTTTGGCGGTGAGCACGGCGGAGGGAAGTCTCGGGCGCTCTGCTGCCACGTGGGCGCGGCGGCACCTGGACGGCATCGAGCATGGCCCGCAGGAGCCGCTGCGCGAGTTAGCGGCCGTGGCGCTCGCGCAGGACAGCCTGGCTCGCGCTCGTGGGTCGTTGGTCGCGGCTGCGCGGGCTGAGGGCGCAACGTGGGCCGACATTGGCGCGGCGCTCGGTGTGAGTCGTCAGGCGGCGTCGGCTGCGCACGCGGCGAGGCTCGATGCGGCCGCGTACCGTCGTGCGCTGGCGAGTGGTTTCGGCGGCGTCGTGCCCGCGCGCTACGCGCCTAGACGGGGTCGTCGTCGGCAGGGTTGGGCGCTTCGTGATGCCGCTGATGCGGGCGCATGAGGGCTGCTCCTGCTCGTCTGCTGACATAATGTCGCT